TTGAAACTTTTGGTTAGCTTCTTGCAGAGATTGATAGCATGTCCAGGGTTACTAAAACTTACTTTCTTATACTTTGGACCTGGATAGTTGGTTAGGATATTATGACTCTTAAGATTTATAGGATTACCTTGATAGAACACACTCCAGATGCCTTCACTTGCAAGCACTTGATCTGCTTTGTAACTAGCTCGATCAACTTTTTCTAATAATACATTAGGTTTGGGTCTACTCATTTGATTTCCAATAATATACTAACATTATTATTTATCTTAGTATATTATGGTGGTTAAAATGATTCTGACTGTATCTCAATGTCTATAACGTTGTTATCTTGTAAAGCTATAATTTTTGCTTGTAGATCAACGGTATATGCTAATAAATTTTGATATTCACGTGCAATACCTTGGGCTTCTGCTCTAGGTACTGTAATATTCTCACTACTAGTGCCTGCACAGCGGTTTGCAAAACGCTCTAGATTACCAAAGTTAGGACGACTCATTCTGTGCTAACCTTAACTGCTCTTGCATTTCTAGTCGATCCCTGTAAGGGCCTCTGTATTCATTGCGTCCAAGTGTAATTAATTTTGGACAGTAACTTTTTACCCAACCGTGATCGAACTTGATAATGTAGTATCCCGCACAATAAAAGCTCTGACTCTTAGGTGTCTTGGTATATAGAGGTAGTTTACGCTTTACATCGAAGATATCATTATGTGGCTCACTCTTACAAGGATACCCGTGCACATCATGTTCACGTTTAGGTTCTTCTACCGCTTCTGCCAAGTTACCAAAACTAATTTTGGTCTTTTCAGTTAGTGTCGCTTCATCTGGAAAACGTGCGTTCTTGTTTTCTACTGTAAGTACAAAGTCTTTGTCACGTCGAAGTGTGCCAACCTTTTGGCCATTCTTCTCAACGATCCAAAACTTGTTTGGTACAATAGGTTTAGCCTGTAACATGATATCCTTTTTGTAACCACTCTGCATATTTTGTAGCATCTTCAGCAATCCTATTCAGTTCATATTTGCCGCAGAACTTGAGGAACTTAGCACCAACCATCTTGTTAGTCTTAGTATCCATTTGTCCACGCATACTTGTATCAATGTACTCTTTAAGTTCTGCAGGCTGTGCAGTAAGATCAATCAGTGTGCGATTGCGCTCATAATCATCTAGTACACGATGCTCTTCGCCATTGTGATCTGTCCAACGCTGTAGCATCATGTTATTCCAGTTGTAGCCTTTGCTAGCACGATCTTCGAACGCTTCTAGCAAACCAACCTTGTTCTTTGTACCTTTCTTGCGTACACCAGGATAAGCACTAAACACATTGTCTGTGCTATCACCACGCATACATTTCTCAAACAGAGCCCATTCAGGATCGGGTGTTTCTTTAGGCTCGCCTGTCTTTTTGTCTTTTACAGGCTTGCCGTAATCATCAAACACACCTTCTAATGAGATCATTTGATTCTGTATGCCGTTGTACTGTTTTACATTGTCGCTAACCAGTTGAACAAAATCGCTGTCACTGCTAACGATAACATGGTCGTCACCAGGGTGCATATCAATCCAACGTGCAATAATATCGTCAGCTTCCGCAATTTCGCATCTAAGGACGCTACAGTTTGAATTATCTTTGAGGAATGTTGTAAGTTCATCATAGGTCTCCCAGAACAGTTTGTCTTCTTCCTGTTCTTTTTCAGTTAGTGCATCTCGGGCAACCTTACGGTTCTTCTTGTAAGGCTCGTAATAGTCCTTGCGCCAACTCCTACCCTCGAGTGCAAACACCACATGATCTGCACCTGCAATGCGCCATGCTTTATTAACTGCACTCATAGTTACATGCATAGCAAAACCCAAGCGGGTCCACTGATCCATGCCACGGTGAGCAACGTGTCGTGCTCTAAAAAACGTGTTCGCTGTATCTACCAGCAGATATGTAGTCATCTATTCACTCTTAAAACTGTGTTGATCTTAGCCTTCTTTACTCTAACTATATTACTAGCATTTTCAACAGTTGTCAACCGTGGCAACAAATGCTGTGCCCAAGCGGTGTGTGCATCTTCACCATAATGGTAACCATTGTTGACCGTAGTGAATCCTTGTGCACTACACCAATGCCAAAATGTGCCTGCTTGTGTATAAGGATCAATATAGCAGTCGTTCCAATCTACAGGATCTACACTGTCAAAGTGACTGTAACTGTTAAAGAAAACGTGCTTGATATCACGTTCTAATAGGTCTTTGTGTAATAGATATATTTGTTCGTGCCAGTATTTCTGCTTTTTAATCAGCTCTTCACGAGTTTGTTCATTAACCCATTGCTTGTATTTGTCTGCAAGTTTATCAGGTACACTGTCTGTTCCACTTGCTGTTACTTGATAGTGCCAATCATTATGAAACCATTCCTCACGTTCCCATGTACTCCAGCCTATAATAATAATAGTTTCGGGTCTTTTTTCGCTAATAAACCTTTTAGTGGTTCGTAAGATACGTGCATTGCTACTAGCACTAATAGCATCACAGTTGTAGCCTGCGTTTAGAGTACGACTTAGTTTTGCACCGTAACTTAATTCCAAACAACGAGGGTGTGCTAGCTCTCCCATATGAAGGTATTGAGGATCGTCCTTAGCGAAGCAGTAATCCTTTAAAAGTTCAGCCCCAGCAGTGTGACTATCACCGTTTAGATATATTTTCATAGATTGTTTGCGTGTTTGAACACTCTCCACCAACACCAGTCAGTGATAAGTGTAAGAATTAAAAATCCTAATGGACTTAGAAGAGCACCAAAAATCATAGCTGTTATAATTGTATTAAGCAGCCAACTCATACCCATTGTGTTGAGATAGTTACTTGCTACTTGACGAGGTACAGCTCGGATCATCTGTATTCAGTCCTGCCATCACCTAAGTCGTTACGAGTGACCATTGCTTCTTCTTTTTCGTAACTTTCCATAACAACGTGTCTGCACACATCCTGGAACCAACGATCAACCATATCGTTTTCATCTTCGTCTCTATATCCAGCTTTCCATAATTGTTTAATAAAGTGCTCGTTCCAATCTAGTTCAAACGCACCGTTACCTGGATTAGCAGGGTCAACTTCAACGTTGAGCACTGATACCCAAGGCTCGCCTGCTTCCGTAGCGATCTCTTTTGCTGATTTTTTCTTTGGCTTTGGTGCAGGCTTTTGTTCTACTTTTTTAGCCTGTCCTAGTCCTACTGCTTTCTTTGCATCGTCTAAGAGTCCCATTCGATAAACTCTCCTGTTCCTATTTCCCAGTCACGTACTGATTCAGCAGTGTTCTTTCCTAGAACTACACTTGCTGCTCTAATCGTATTGCCATGACACACAATAAGATGAGGTAAATTAGTTTCTTCTAAGTCTTTTAGGAATGTTGCAACTCTATCGGCACATTCCTTTAAACTTTCTCCGTTTTCCGGTGCACGATTCCAGCCTCTACGAACATTCATAAATGCACGTTCACCTAGCTCTGCATAAATCTCGTCCTTATTTTTTCCACTCCAGTCGCCGTAGTCTCGTTCTCTTAGTAAACTATCTACCTTTACGTCTTCGAACCAAGGGCAAGTTGACATAATAATACGAGCTGTGTAAAAACTTCTACGCAAGTCACTACAGTGCACACTTGCAATAACTGGATACTTATTTTTTAACTGTTCTGCAACTGCAAGAGCTTGTTGCACTCCAAGTTCAGTAAGTTCAGGGTCGTGCCAACCTGTGCTTAGGTTTTTAGCATTATATTCTGACTGTCCATGACGTACCCAAACTGTTTTCATAATGCACCAGCTTTACGTAACTTTTCTTCTAAATTAGGTTCCCCAGGCGTTACCGAAGACGTCGACGTGGAGGCGTGGGCTATATCTGTAGCCTTTTTCGAGGGCGAGCTCTGCGACTTGACGACCGTTTTTGAAGTAACTGTCTGTCGTACCGCCAACAGGCATGAGGTAAACCGGCGCTTCAAGGCCCGCAGATCTATATTCTGCAACAGCTCTATCAACTTCTGCCACGTCAACATCATCAGAAACAACGAACTTAAGATACAAGTGGCTGTTAGGAACACTAGCGTACTTAACAGCAATATCAGGCTTGATAGCATCAACCCAAGTATGTCCACTAACCGATAGTTTAGGGGAGCAAGAGAATGTAATGTGTACCTGTTGATTATCTGTGAGGTACGTTTTGAAATCCTCTGACAGAGATTGTGTAGT